CAATAAGATTGAAGAACAAATTTAATATTTATTATCCCTCCCATTGCCCCGTACGTATAGGTATCATATATGGTTTATCGATTATAAACTCTTAAGATAGTAATTATATGGATAGACTAAACTAAATCTGTCCCCTCTCTTAATGACTGAAACTTTTTATGATAGAGTAAAATTAACAATATTTATATTACTTCTTCTATACTACTCTAATCTAGTATTAGCACATTTGAAGCTTTCTTCTTCACTAAATTTACATACTTTATGCAAATCCTTAAGATTTCTAGACTCTAATTCTTAATTAAATTTATCCAGATAGATATTATATAAAATAACACTAATAGCTCTTCTCTTACCGCTATGCTCTTGATAAGTTCACTATATAATACGTCTGTTCTTAAATAGGTTTATATGTTATTGACATTCTCATTTAAGATTAAAACTAATTTATTATGATTTACTGTACTAAAAGATTTCTCAATGTCTAAATCATTTATCTACTCATAGTCCTATTCAAGTTATGCATCACTTCTCCCTAATTGAAACCCATGATATCACTAGCAGCTGCTTATGGTTACACTTAGCGGTAGCTACTTGTAATTGGTTTATTTGCAACTGAACTCATGCCATATCCGGCACACTTATAAAGGAATGTACGATCCCGTACATTCCTTTCGTACATGTTTATATTTATTTGTATGCGTTTACCCAATTATCCATCCATACTTTTGCTTTCGCGCGTTCACGTTCAACTGATTTTTCATGATCTTCTTCAAGTTGCTTTTGATTTATTGGATAGGGTTTTTGTGTATAGGAGGCAACTGATTGTCCGGACTTACGGCAAAATACATTATATAAAGATGTATTAATTGCATCATAAATGTACATGCCTTGAAGCCATAATCGACTATTATCACGCTCATTTTTTATATTATAAGCCTTGCGATAAATAGTTGCTAAAGTAACATCTTCGTTATAAAATTGGTTAACATTCATTCCAATACTTATATAAAAGGGTAGTGCTTCTTTAAAAATTTCTGTATATGTCTTATCTTCCGTGGAAAGTTTTTCGTCTAAAAATTGGCTTTCCACTTGATTGCATTTTTTGCGGTACTGTCCTCAAATAAGGTATTTAAAGTATCCATTGCCATTGCACTTAATTTATTATACATTTCATTTTTATCAGTAAATAATTCAAAGATTTCTTCTACTAATACTTTAGAAATTCTTTTATGATGTGCAAAGAAAGCATATTGAAATAATTTCGGTAAAATTGTTACTGGTTTTTTATCTAATTGTGCTAGTACAATTCCATCTGCCTCCATTTTTTCTAATGTTTTTCTAGTATACTCAAGGGTATATTCAGTATCATTGTATGTAAAACTAATTACTTTAGCCATTATTGATTCCTCCTAAAATTAAACTGTTTTTGTTTGCCAAGTTGGAGCATTTGTTGGGGTAATATATAAATTTGTTTCTAGTACACTATTAACTGCCATTGCTGGTAATCCCATCGCACTAGGTTGTCCAGTAAAGAAAACTGATTTTTCTAAACCAGGATGTTTGATTTCAAACCATACTGATTTACCTTCACCCTTTCCTTCTTTATATGCTTCTAATAATGTATTCCAAGCTTCTTCTAACTCAGGGGTGAAGTTAGCCAAAAAAGCTAATGCACCTCCTAAATCTTTTAAGCCTTCAACATAAGTTTTAAATTCTGTTTGGCTTAGATCTGTAGTCTCCAATGTTTCTGGAGAAGGATTCATCTCAGGAACTGACTTGATACTAGGAATTTTAATATATCCGGTAGTTGGTCTGGTTCCTACAGTGGCTTCTACTGCATAATTTACTGTTACTCCTGCTGTACTCATTGCGATTGCTGACATTTCAATGTCCTCCTTATTTTGTTATTAATTTTTGATATCGTGCCATTCTTCTAACATCGATAATTTCTTTGTCTTCAACTGGACCAATATATGAACGTTGATAATTTAATTTACTCATTTCTTCATCAATGATATTTAAGATTTCTTTAACATTGTCCATTCCAGCTTCTTGACTATCTGCTACTTCAAATTCAAAAGTTTCTTTAGTTACAGTCTCTATTTGATCAAATGTACTGTATTCACTAATTACTTCATTATTTGTTAATACAATTGAAGCAGCCGGAAATATTGTTTGATCAATTGGTAATTTTTGATTTTTAATTTCAATATTTGGATAAACCTGTTTAAGATTATCACTTAATTGAATATATATTATTTTTTCGTTATCAGTCATTTACCATACACCTCCTCCTCTAACTAATAAACAATCTTATAACACCATAAGTATCTACCCTCTTTCTTGAAGTTATATCTTAACTTCACTTATATTATAAAATAGACTTGCTTGAAAGATTCGCTACCTACTATTGATCTCATTTAATAGTTTCTTCATTATTAAATTTACTTTATTCCTTATGCCACTATCACTATAAAAATATTTACGACCAATTTTATCCATAGAACCCTTTTT